AAGGGAACCGCCGACTGTTGGATTGAATCCCTCAGGAATCGAAGTAAGACCGTGCAAATCAAGGGAACCGCCGACTGTTGGATTGAATCCCTCAGGAATCGAAGTAAGACCGTGCAAATCAAGGTAACCGCCGACTGTTGGATTGAAGCCCTCAGGAATCGAAGTAAGACCACTCAAATAAAGGGAACCGCCGACTGTTGGATTGAAGCCCTCAGGAATAGAAGTAAGACCACTCAAATCAAGGGAACCGCCGACTGTTGGATTGAATCCCTCAGGAATCGAAGTAAGACCACTCAAATAAAGGGAACCGCCGACTGACTCAATTCCAAAAAATTGGTTAGTTGTTAAATTGTGTCTTTTGCAAAATTCTAATTGTTCTTTGTTCATGGTTTTTTGTTTATTATTTATTGTATCAAATTTAACTATTTATTTTTAACTACCAAATTTTAATTTAATATTTTCTAAAATCAACGTAACCCATTCATCATTTCTAATATATGGATTTGAGAATCCTTTTTTTGAGCCGTTTATTACGTTTTCGTGAAGTCCAGAAATATCTTTAAGAATACGTTTATTTTCCAAGTATTCATTTGGAAGAGAAAGCGCAAAATTAACAAAATCATTATCTAGTAATGGATAACGTGTTTCCATTGTAAAATATCCTCCGATTGTATCTTCAATATTTAGAACACCTTCCAAGAATTTCAAATTGTATTCGAAATGCGTTAAATTAACAGATTCGACTTCATAAAATGATGTTCTGTTTATTACCTGTTCTATCGGTTTATTATTTCGATGTGGATAACCTCCAAAAAATTCGTCACCACCTGCACCTGAATACATAACTGTTGCAAATTTTGAAGCAAATTCTGTAAGTGCGTAGTTTGTGTAACTTGAACCGACTTTTGGATCAACCAATAAATCAACAATTTTTGTAATGTATTCATTGAATAATTCTTCATTGCAAATTAACGACAAATGAATTCCTTTCGAATTTAGTTTGATGTTTTCAATTTCTGAAAAATTTGAATCCAAGTAATCAACAGAAAATGAATATTTCGGAGCAATAAATTTTGCAATGATTCCAGAATCAATTCCACCTGAGAGAAATACGCAGTCGTTTAAATCAGTTACCCCAGACGAATTATTAATTTTGTTCCGATTGCAAGAAATTTCGAATAATTGTTTTAATTTTTTCTTCGCATCTTCATAAGAAATTTCGATTTTCGAAGGAATAACAAAAGGTATTTTTTTAACACGTTTCACACCTTCAAATAGTGTTTCAGATAAAACACCTAATGAAATTTGAAAATCCAAAACCGATTGTTCACATAATTTTATTTGTGGATTTGCATTCAGTATTGATTTGATTTCAGAGGAAATAAATGTTTTACCACCGTATTTGTATTCGTATAGTTTTTTGATGCCGTATCTATCTGTAAACGTGTGCCAAATTCCACATTGAAAAACAAATACTGCAAAAAATCCATTTAATTCATCCAATCTTTTTAGACAAAATTTGTCCAAAAACTTCACTAATAATTCAGTATCACAATTAGACTCCAATTCGATGTTATATTTCTCTGCAAGTTCTTTGTAATTCGAAATAAAACCATTAAAAAACAGCGTTGTATTTCCGTAAACATACGGTTGTTGGTCTGCATTCTTATCTGTAATTGGAAGCCATTTGAAATTAACCAACGCACCGTGACAATAAGACGTATTTTCAATTGTGCCACGTTTAGAGGCAACTTCAACCATTTTATTTAGGTCGTTTTGATTTCCGTTAATTACAGCGTTTATTCCACACATGGCTAAAAAATAAAATGAAATTTTTCTTTAATAATTTTCGTGTCAATAAATTCAGAATTATTCCATTTTGCAAATGGTGTCATATTCGTTTCTGATTTAATATCCAATGCGAAAAGTTTTTTCTCTTTCATTGAAAACGTGTGGATTGTATGTGGTGTAATTTTCAGTTTATCCTGCATTGATTTATCTAAAACCAAAGAGTCTCTATTTTCCCACGGCATCCAATCCCATTGATTCATAAGTCTAGCAGAAATCGCACGCGCTGCACCTGCTGTATGTCCTTTTCTGTAAACCTCAGTATAACCACCCCAATAAAGCGATTTTCCTGAAACAGTATCATAAAAATAAAAGTCAGTAACTCCAATAAAATCAACACCGTTTCGCATGTGAATAGCATATTCATCTAATAACTCAGGTGTCATAATATCGTCACTTCCAAGGCAAAGCACGTAATCAACTCCTAAATTCTTACAGGCGTATGTTGACGCGTTTACTTTGGCGGCTAATGGTTCGTTTGGAATTTCGATGTATTTGAAACTCGTTAAATGATTCTGTTTCATTCTCCTACCAAAAATAAATTCAGAGTGAATAAAATCTTCATCCTGAATACTTCCAGAAATAACCAATGAAATTTCAAATTGAGGGCATTTCTTGCGTAAATTTTGAACCCCTGAATAAAACATATCTACCACCTCTGGTCTTTTCCAAACACTAGCTACAATTGCAAGTTTTATTTTTCTGTCTCCAATTGGTTCTGAATAGAAAATCTCTTCAATTTTTTTTCGATGGATTAAAATATTTGCTGCACCTGGTCGAATTTGGTTTTCGTTAATGATTTTATCCTTACAAAAAACCATTCCATTTAAACCTGTAAGTGAGTTACTGAGGACTTTAAATTTTCTCATTGTTTATTGATTATTAATTATTATCTGAACGTATTTCAGCGCACTTAGTACAATAAGTAAATGAATTAAATGCGCTTTGTTTATAATCGTGTTCACAAATATCAGTATCTTCAGAATCAGATATAATTTCTATACTGTCTATTTTTGATTTAATTATTTGTAATTCATAAAGGATATAACACAACAAACCCATTACAAATAAATGTAAATAATTTTTATGCAAATAACAATATAGAAACCCACCTAAAAAATAAAGTACTGTGGTATAAAAATAAAATGCACCTGGTTTTTTCTTCATAAATTACAATTTTAAATATTTTCCTTAAAATATGGAAAAACAAATATAAACATTATTTGATAATCTAATTTTGTTACCTAAGAAATTTACTTAAAAAATTCAATAATATGATTTCAAACGCTGTCGGAACCGAAAGAATTTCTCAAGTTGTGGGATATAAAATCACAAAAGGCAATTTCAATGAGACATCTCCAAACTTACCACAATATGTTGCTATTTTCGGTGAGGCAAACGTTGAATTTCAAGACAATTTAAGTACTGCACCTGTTGAAGTAACATCTGCACAACAAGCAGGAACACTTTATGGATTTGGTTCACCAATTTACCACGTAATGAGAATTTTACGTCCTGTAAATGGTGGTGGAATCGGTGGAATTAAAACGGTTGTTTATCCTCAATTATCACCTGAAAGTGCTACTACAAAAATTTTGAAAGTAGAAATCACAGGAACAGCAACAACAAACGGAACACACACCGTAGTTATTGCAGGTCGTAATTCTATTGATGCACAATCTTACAGCTATAATGTTGTAACAGGTGATACTCCAGACGACATTTACACTAAAATTGAAAACGCAGTTAACGCTGTAATTGGTGCGCCTGTTAATGCAAGTGCATCTGAATACGATGTTGAATTTGAGTCTAAATGGGCAGGTGCAACTGCTGAGGATTTGAGTATCTCAATTGACACGAACGGAAATACATTAGGATTGACTTACGCTGTAAGTGACGAACAAACAGCAATTGGAACACCTAGCATTTCAGCTTCATTAAATTTGATTGGTAATGTTTGGGCTACTATTTTAGTAAACACATACGGAACAAACACAACTGTAATGAGTGCATTAGAAGCATTCAACGGTATTCCTGACCCAACGAATCCAACAGGTCGTTTTGCTGCAATTGTAATGAAGCCATTAATTGCATTGACAGGTTCAACTATTGAGGATCCATCTTCAATTACAGATTCAAGAAAAGCGAATTGTACTATTGCGATTTGTCCTGCACCTTTATCTGATGGTTTACCTTTAGAAGCTGCTGCAAATGCTTGTTTATTACTTGCAAGAATTAACCAAGATACGCCACATTTAGACATTAGTTCATTGTCTTACCCAGATATGCCAACACCTACTTCAATTGGTACAATGTCAATTTATGATAATCGTGATGCAATCGTTAAAAAAGGTTGTTCAACAGTTGATTTGGTTAACGGTGCATACAAGGTAATGGATTTCGTTACTACATACCATCCTGTTGGAGAAATTCCTGCACAATTTGCGTATGTTAGAAGTCTTACAATTGATTTCAATATTCGTTACGGCTATTATTTGTTAGAACAACAAAACGTTGAAGGTTGTGCAATTCTTACAGATGACCAAACGTCCGATGCTGACAACACGATTAAACCGATTCAATGGAAATCAATCATTACTGCTTATGCAGATGACTTAGATAATCGTGCATTGATTGCAGACCCTTCATTTATGAAATCTTCAATCGTTGTAGGTTTGTCAACAAATAATCCTGACAGATTAGAGTCATTCTTTAGATACAAACGTAGTGGATTCTTTAGAATTGGTTCAACAACTGCTGAGGCAGGATTCAATTTCGGTAATTAATTTTCAATTTAAAACATAAACAATGGCTGTACACGGCGATATTACAGAGGTAAGATATAACCATCCAACTTTAGGAAGTGGCATATTTTTTCCAAAAGCAAACGAAGGGAATGTTTTTGATCCTGGAGGACTTCGTAACAATGACGACACGTCAATGGTTGCAGGTAATGGAAGCGTTATGTTTCAGAAAAACCGTATTGCAGCTTCATTTACTGTTTTGATTGAGAATGATTCTGTTTCACGTAAAGATTCTGAAAAGGTTAAAAACTTACAGGCATCTAGTGCGAATGCAGATTTCACAATTACACACGTAAATGGTTCTGTTTGGAAAGTTACAGGACAGCCTGTTGGAGCAATTGAAGTTGACGTTAATGCAGGTACATTTACCTTGAAAGTAGTAGGTAAAGCTGAGCAGATTGCGTAGTCGAAACTGATTAACAGTACACGTATTACACGATTAACAGATTACACGGTTAACAGATTACACGGTTCAAAATATTCGTAACACACAATACAAAATAAGATGCAAGTTTCAAGAGAAGTAGCCGAATCTGACGTTCAACGTTGGTTAGAAGCTAAAAGAATTAGACAATCAAAAAAAACGTTATTAGCAGACAACGTTGAAGCGTTGGTTGAAAGTGTAATGGAAGGTTTTATTACGATTGACGAAAATTGTAATTTAACTCAAATTTTACGTTTTCCTGTTGGTTTAAATGAGAATGTAAAACAGTTGAGTTTTAAAACTCGTTTACAAGTTTTGGAAGTTAGTCCATTCTTGAAAAAAGTTGAACAAGGAGACGGAGACGGACGTGTTTTAGCATACATTCTTGCTGCAACAGAACAACCATTGGGAATCATTCAATCATTAGATACTGAGGACTTAGGAGTGGCACAATCAGTAGCGGTTTTTTTTCTGTAATTAGTGACATTGTTAGTTTAAATAATGCCATTAATACAGTAGTTCGCTACCACCATTGGACACCTAAAACAATTGAAAGTCTGTATCTTGACGATGCAGACTTTTTTGGTTTATTGTATTGGTATGATGACGTGATGGAAGTGATTAAAGAAATAAATGAAAAAATGCCTAAACCTGAATAAATGAAATTAGTAATCCCTGCAGTATTTACAGCCGTTGATAAGTTTTCTGGACCATTGTCTAAGATGCAAAACAATGTTGGCGGATTTGCTAATAAAATTCAGAATGCAGGTAGTACAGCAATGGCAGTTGGTAGAAGTACTGCATTGTTTGGATTAGCATTAGCAGCACCATTAATTGTGGCCACAAAGGCAGCAGTTGAGTTTGAAGATAAAATGGCTGACGTTGCCAAAACAACAGGACTTACAGGAAAAACATTAGACACGTTAGGAAAATCATTAGTTGATTATTCCACTACTACACGAACATCAATTGATGACTTATTGAAGATCACAGAAATTGGTGGTCAGTTAGGTATTGTACAAAAAGACTTATTATCATTCACAAAGGCAGCAGATAAATTCAATGTTGCATTAGGTGCAGATTTTGGAAGCGTTGATGAAGCTGTAACACAAGTTGGAAAAATCAAACAATTATTTAAAGACACTAGAGGTTTAGATGTTTCTGCATCCATTATGAAAACAGGTAGTGCTATAAATGAATTAGGTGCAATGGGTGCAGGTACGTCTGCTAATATTTCTGATTTTACCTTACGAATGGGTCAATTACCAGACGCATTGAAAGGAAGTGTTACAGACACGTTGGCGTTAGGTACGTATTTGGAAGAGTTGGGAATTAATGCCGAAATTGGTTCTGGTGGATTGACAAGAATGTTATTAGTAGCAGGTCAAAAAATTGACAAGTTTGCAGTACAAATGGAAATGAGTTCCATTGAAGCAAAGAAATTATTGTCTCAAAATCCTACTGAATTCGCTAAGAAATTTGCCGTTTCATTCAAAGGATTGAAACCTGAAGTTTTAGCACAAAAATTAGAAAAACTTGGAATTGGAACACAGGAAACGATTAAGGTAATTGGTGCATTAGGTTCTAATATGGATCGTTTGACAGAGTTGCAAAAATACTCAAACGATTCATTCACCAAAGGCACAAGTTTACAAAACGAATACAACACCAAGAATAAAACAACAGCGGCCCAAATGGCTAAGTTGAAAAATACGGTCAAAGCGTTGACCTTAGAAATAGGTCAGGCAATGTTACCAATTGTAAAATCATTAGCAGATGCATTACTCCCTGTTATTCGTGGCATATCTAAATGGATGAAAGACAATCCAAAATTAACTGAAATGATTGTTAAGGTCACAGCAGCAGTTGCTGCATTTGCATTCGCTGTAAGTGGAATAGCATTCGCAATTGGAACGTATCAGAAAGCTGTTGCATTAGCAGAAACGGCACAATGGGCATTTAATGCAGCAATGGCAGCAAATCCAATAGGTTTAATCGTAGCAGGAATTATTGCAACGATTGCATTAATAGTTCAAGTCATTCGCAAATGGGACGAATGGGGTGCAGCAGTTGCCTTATTTATGGGCCCAATTGGTTTAGTAATCGCGTTAATTATGTCACTTAGAAAACATTGGACTTCATTGGTGAATGTTTTTAAAACGGATGGAATTATTGCAGGATTCAAACGTTTAGGATTGGTTATTTTGGATGCGTTGTTATATCCAATGCAACAATTCTTGAAATTGATTTCTAAGATTCCAGGACTTGGATATTTAGCAGGAACAGGAGCCGACAAAATACAGCAAATGCGAAACAATTTATTACCACAGGAATCAAATATTTCAAGTGGTTTAGTTTCTGCAAATCCTGACAAGGCAAAAAATGATTCTAATTTATTCAATATGACTGAAATCATTAAGCAGTCACAAGAAGAAAAATCTGTTAAGATTGAATTCACAGGATTACCTGAATGGATGAAACCTACTGTTAGTAGTTCGACAAATAAAACGATTCCAAAAACTTCAAAAACTTCTAGCCGTGGTTGATCTAAAAATAATTGAAAATTTTAACGGTGGTGACGTTGTTTACATTGGTGGTGATTTCAGATTAACACACAGTTTTGACACGATGGTTTACCTTGCATTGTTTGGAGGAAATATTGAGGTAAAGAATGGAGGACAATTCAACGGTCAAGAGGAACAAAATGTCGATTGGTGGGGAAATACACTACTCATGCAAGAAACACCATCCACGAAATACGTTTCATTAACAGAAAAGACACTCAGTTCTGTTGCAATGACATCTTCGTCACTTGAAAAAATCAAACGTGCAGTTATTGAGGACTTAAATTTTATGTCACAATTTGCGAATATTTCTGTAAGTGTTTCAATAATTGGAGTTGATAGATATATTATTTACATTCGCATTGAAAGACCATTGAATTTAGAATCGCAGGAATTTACCTATATTTGGAACGCATTTACGCAAACTGTAGAAATTAATTAAGCATGATAAGAATACCAACATTAAGCGAGTTATACAACCAAATAGTAGCGGACTTTGAATCTGAATTAGGTGAATCTATTCCATTGTTTGGAAAATCATTTTTAAGAGCAACGGCAGCGGTTCAAGCTGCTAAATTGTGGATAAACTACAAAATAAATGCATTCGTTCAGAAAAATTCGTGGGTTGACACAGCAGACCCAGAAAGTATGGGAGGTTCATTGGAACGTTTCGGAAGAGTTAAATTAAATAGAAATCCATATCCTGCAACAGCAGGTCAATATGTTGTAACTGTAACAGGAACAATTGGAGCTGTTATTCCACCACGAACGATTTTTAAATCAAATGATAACGCATTAAATGCAGGTAAATTATTCATTTTAGACAATCAATATACATTGGTTGCAGTTAGTGATTCGATTACACTCAGAGCCTTAGAAATAGGCGTTGATTCACGTTTGAATGTTGGAAATCAATTAACGTCAACAACTCCAATATCATTGGTAAATTCATTAGCTGTTGTAAGTTCAGAAACTGTTGAGCCGTTTTCTGCTGAGGACATAGAAGTTTACAGACGAAAAATAATTGAATCGTTCCAATTAGAGCCACAAGGCGGTTCTAGTAGTGATTATCGTTTATGGGCAAATGAAGTGCAGGGAGTTGCTCAAAGTTATCCATTTGCTGTAAGTGGTCAAGTAGGACAGGTAAATTTATTCATTGAAGCTACAATCGAAGATTCAACAGACGGTCAAGGTTCGGCATCTAGTGGATTATTAGACGATGTAAAGGCTAACATTGAACTTCCAATTAGTGGCGTTCCTGCTCGTAAGCCTGTTGGAAATATCGTAAATTATTTATCCGTTACTCCATTGGAAGTAAATATAAACGTTGCAGGATTTCAAGGATTAACGACTGATATTGAAAATTTAATTTTGGGTGCATTGACTGAGGAAATTGTAAAAATTCGACCATTTGTAAGTGCTATTGATATTGTTTCAAAACGAAATGACACGCTGAACACCAATAAAATTATCACAACAATTTTAACGACTGTTCCAGGTTCTGTATTTGGCACAATCACACTTGAAGTTGATTCTGTTGCAACGGCATCTAAGACGTTTGCAGGTGGCGAAATTCCATTCTTAAATTCAGTAATTTATGTGTAATTGTTTGACATTGAATGTTGATTCTATAAATTCAGAATTAACCATTTCAGGAACTCTGAATGGAAAAAACACATATTCAGACGGCACATATACTGTTAGTTGGAATGGTAGTAGGTGGGAGGTTTATGAGGGGACAAATGAGTGTGAAGCTATAAGATGTACATTTGATTATGAAGGAGAGACTTATGTTTATGAAGGTTTTATTACAGGAATATCAAATGGTAAAAATACTTATGGTTTTAATGAAGTAATTCCATCTCCAGGGGGTGACGTAGCACAAGGATTTGATGTAGGTTGGGACGGGGTTAGATGGGTATGTTCTCCACTTGTGAATAGTAGTGGTGGTGGAAATTATAATTATACTGATAATTTAATCCCTGCTTTTGATACTTGGATTTACGGTGCAGGTCCTTTAGTTTCTAATATAAATACAGAACTTATTTATAAAACCTGTGAATGTGTAAGATTTAATTTTGAATATAACTCTATAAACTATGACTTACATTTAAATAAATACGGAATTTTATTAGGTGAAAATTGGTATATATTATCAACAAATACATATTCTAGTGAAGTTTTTTTTACAGAATTAGGATGGGTTTTTAGATTTTCAATAGATGGTTTTAGTACTCAATATATTTCAAATAATTTAATTTCAAATAATTGGGTTTTTCAAGATTCAGGTGAATTTGAAGTTTTAAATTTATCTAGTAATATTTGCAACCTAATCGGAACAAACACATCAAACACCGTTTGCCCTCTAGGAATTTTCATACCAATAACTGTAACGAATGTAAACATTACTGAATGTTTCAATGAAAACGACATACAGCCGTTAATTCAGTTGACAGAACAACTTTATCCAACAGGTAGAGGATTTAATATTCACATTGGTAGTTTCATTCGCAAAATGCACCTTGCGTTAAACAGGTCGGAATCTCGTTTGAATGATAACACCTTAGATATTTTAAACGGCATTTTACCTGACAATGATAGTTTCACAGTTGAAGATGCGACACTTTGGGAACAACGATTAGGATTGATTACGAATGATGCAGTTTCTTTATCGAATCGTAAATTAGCTATCATTCGAAAGTTGAATTATCCGGGAACGATTGTTGCACGCCAAAGTGGTGGTTTTATAGAATCACAATTACGATTAGCAGGATTTGACGTTTACGTTCACGAAAATCCAGATTTGATTAGTATTGAAAATTTATTGTATTCGATTAGTAATGTTTCAGTTTCGGGTTTATCGAATTCAGGTAGTTTTAATGCAGGAAATATTTTTACTCAGTTTTCGGCATTATTCGACTATTTGAACTCAGGTAGTTTCAATGCAGGTAGTTCGAATTCAGGACAAGTGTATTATAAAGGAAAGGTTGCAAATCACATTAATGAGAATTTAGATGCTACATTTTTTCATCAAAATAATTGGATAAAAACGTTTTTTGTTGGAGGTGAAAATTTAGGAGAATTTGCCACAGTTCCAATTGCAAGAAAAGACGAATTTCGACAATTGATATTGAGATTGAAACCAACTGAAACGGTTGCATATTTATTGATAGATTTCACGTAGGATTTAGAATCACGTATTTTACACGGTAACGCATATTTTACAGAGAAACAAATATTTTAAACAGAATTCATAACTTTACACAAAACAACACAAAATGAAATTACTACAAAACAACACCAGAGCAGGTGCGCCAGATGCAGATTATCCATTTGGGTATATCGTTGACGAAGACGGTTCTAATAATGGAACATTCATTGATTCAAATTTCTTGAATGACCTTTGGCAATTGAAAGAAAAAATGTTTGACCAATCGGGAATTACTGCAAATGGTTTGCCAGATAATCAAACAAACGGATTTCAGTTGTTTGAAGCATTTATGAAAGTTTTGAAACCTTATAAAATGGCTACAATTTCAGTTACACAAACAGGAACAAATGCACCTGTCATTACTGAAATCGGACCTAATGATATTGGAACAATCACAGGCGAATATACTACAACAGGTAGTTATAAACTTGTGTCAACAGGTAATTTTGACACAGGCAAAACATTTGTTGTTAATGGTCAATCAACTGAAACTGATTCAATCGTTAAAGCAACTCCTGCAACTGTCAATTACATAAGTTTAGCATCTTACGTAGCGACAACAGGTTCGTCTGCTAATGGCAAAATAACTTCGATGCACATTCAAATTATGGTTTTCGATTAATATTGAAATTTGAACCATACCTTTAAAATAGAATCAAAATCTGTTGATGAATTAGCAGGAAAATTACAGCAAATTTCACGCAGTAGTTTTCCTGTTGCTATTCGACAAACTTTAAATTCTGCTGCATTCGATGTTAAAAAAACAACGATGCCAAAGGAAAGTGAAAAGGCGTTTGAGAATCGAAGTAAGAATTTTTTCAAAGCAAATTCAAAGGTTATTCAAGCAAATGGATTCAATGTAAATACGATGCAGTCAGAGGTTGGTTTTTATGAAAATAACTTGAAAAATCAACCTACAAATTACACTGTTAAGGATTTGGAACAACAGGAGAATGGAGGGAAAATTGATGGACGTTCGTTCGTTGCATTGAAACAAATTCGTAATTCAAGTGGATTGGTTAAAGCAAATCAAAGAATGGAATCCATTCGAGAGAAACCAATTACTAGAATGTCACAAACAGGACGTGTAACAAATAAAAGCGGTTCAAAACAAATTACATTGAGTAAATCACAATCATTCGTTAAAGCGGCTATGAGAGCAATTAAAGAAACGGACGGTTTGATTATGTCTAAGAAAAATTCAGACGGTGAACAAATTGTAAGTCGTGTAATTTCAGTTTCTCAGTCACTTGGAAAGAATCGTAAATTGAAGATTAAAACACTTCGAATGTACACCGTTAAGAAAAATAGAAAGGTAACTCCAAAGGCTACACATTTCATGCAACATTCTGCTGAAAAATCTGCTGTACTAATGGAGTTTCATTTCCAAAAACACGCATTAAATATTTTACGAAAAAATGGCTTGGTCAACTAACATAGAAAACGAAATTCAAATCATTACAGGTGATAACCTCACTTATAATCCGTTGTACACCATAACTGATAATTCAGAGGATTTTAACGTTACAGAATTTAATTTCCCAAACATTGCAGGAACGTTAGTTGATAGACGTGAAGTAATGGGAAGAAAATTCACACTTGAATTAGCATTTCAAGGTGATGACCATTTAGACGTTGCAGAACGTTTCAGAAAATCTTCGCATAATAAAAACCCTTGGAAAGTTTCACATCCAATATACGGTGATATTTATGCACAGCCGACATCTATTAAATATGATTCGTCTGGATTAAGCATTACAAAAATTTCCTGCACGTTGATTGAAACAATATTGAATGAAGCACCAAGAACGACAGTTGATCCTGTTTTGAAAGCTAAATTCGATATAGATAACGCAAATGAATTAGCATCTGAAACATTTGGAAATGATTCTTTAGCAGGTGCAGAATCGAATAATTTATTGAATGATTTACAAGCATTAAACAAAGTAAGTTCGTCATCTGTTGCAAGTGGTGAACAATCAAATGATTTATTCAATAAATACAATGATACCATTTCAAAGGTTACGGATGCGAATGTAAATCCAAGTGAGGTAATATTTGCCGTTCGTGACTTACTTACATTTCCTGCATATTTCAATCAAACGGTTCAAAACAGAATTGAAGTTTTCAAGGCTCAAATTGATACGTTGCTAGACATTGAAGATTTCAGTTTATTTACTGATATGGACAAAAAACTATTTCAGAATAGTTTAACTACACTAATGAATGGAATTTGTTTAAGTGCCATTACTCCAATAGGTAATGAGTACCAAAATGCGAATGATGTTGTTTTTGTGATTGGAACGATTTCTTTTTATTGGGATTCAATCGTTACTGTTTTAGATGGTTTTCAATCAACTACTTCCATTGGATGGAATGCAGATTACAACATTGTTTATCCAACTCAGTCATTTGTAAGTTTTGTTGTATCTTCATTGATGGGAGTTGCAATGTCTGCTAAACAAGAACGTATTTTATTAACTGAAAAGGACACCAACGTTATTGTATTGACACATAGAATTTACGGCATTGATGACGCACAAAACAACATTGATAATTTGATTAGCCAGAATAACATTGGAGTCAATGAAATGATTCAAATTAAAAAAGGACGTGAAATAAAATACTATATATGATTCTTAAAATTAACGATAGATTTATAAATCGAAAAGTTGATTTCTTCAATGAATTTTCGGTTACATTGGTTCACGATAGCGTGGCTAGTGTTTTCGGTTGTTCGTTTTATTTTGACCCAAATAATAAAGAACACAAAGAATTTGCGTGTGTTTCTCATTACCACGAAGTACAAGTTGAACACAAAGGAGAATTATTGATTACAGGCGTTATGACTTCTCAAAATTTCAAACGTTCTGCAGTAAAATCAATGGCTTCATTTGGTGGTTATTCAAAACCAGGAGTTTTGGAAGATTGTGAAATTCCGACTAGTTTATATCCATTACAAACGGATGGAATGTCACTCAAACAAATTACTGAAAGATTGATAAATCCATTCAAATTAAAACTGATTGTGGATAGTTCCGTAAGTGATCGAGTAAATAAGACATTCAAAACCTCAAACGCATCTGAAACGCAAACAATTAAAGGCTACCTTACTGAATTAGCGACACAAAAAAACATTATCATTACGCACGATGAATTTGGGAATCTATTATTTACAGAATCAAAAACTACTCAAAAACCGATAATTGAATTTATTGACGGCGTAGGAAATATGAATGGAACGTTTTTTCCTGCAACAGATATTGAATTAAATTTCGATGGTCAAGGAATGCACTCACATATTACATTACAAAAACAAGCGTCCGAGGATGGCGGAAATGCAGGCGAATATACTATTAGAAATCCGTATGTAATTGGTAGTTATTTTAGACCTTCAGTAAAATCTCAAAGTTCAGGTGATGACAATGATACAAGTTTGGCAGCACGTCAAGAATTAAGTAAGGAACTCAAAGGATTGAAACTTACAATAAAATTAGACCGTTGGGACATTAACGGCAAAATCATTCGACCAAATAATATTATTTCGATTTACGATCCTGAAATTTACATTTGGAAGAAAACAGAATTCTTTATTGAATCGGTGGATTTTCAAGGAAATGAGAAATCGCAAACGTGTACATTGCATTGTGTTTTACCTGAAGTTTACCAAAATGGAAAAGTAAATAGTATTTTTGCAGGAATTAATCTTCATCCTGGGAGCGGTTTATAAAATAACAACCAATGAATCTAACAAAAGTCATATCAACATCATTCGACACCATTAACAGATTGAAAGTTAAGTTCCTTCGATTTGGTAAAAGTGATGTTCAAGAATGTATTGAATCTTCACCTTATGGAATAGATTCAAATCCTATTCAAGATATGATTGCTATTTACGCACCAACAGAACAAAGTGGTAGTAATTACATCATTGGTTATCTGAATAAAAATAGAGTTGCAGAAATTGGAGAAAATCGTTTATTTTCAACAGATGAAAATGGAAATTTACAAGCGTGGATTTGGTTAAAAAATGATGGTAAAATTCAAGTATTAGGAGACTCAGATAATTTTGTTCGTTACTCAAAGTTAGAACAAGCATTTAATGAATTGAAAGCAAGTCACAATGAATTAGCTGAAAAATGGAATACGTTTGCAACAGCGTATGTTCCGGGTAGTCCTGCAACAGTTGGTTTACCTCCGACACTTGCAACGTCAATTGTTCAACCAAACACCTCAGATATTTCAGGAGCCAAAATAGATGAAGTTCAAACATTGTGATTTATTTTATAAATTTGATAAAAAATAATAAATGTCAGTAGTATTCGTAAAGCGTGTTGATTTGTGTTTTGATTCCACAACAACATTACAAGCAAGAATTGAAAAAATAGACACATTGATTGATTCATTGTTAGATGTTGCGTTGGCGTGTATAACTCAAGGTAATATTGCAGAATATGAAATTGACACAGGTCAAACACGCAACAGAGTTAAGTATAATTCTCAGGCTCAAATAATGGCTTCAATTGACGCATACGATAAGATTAGACAAAAATACATCAACAAATTGACACCTCGAAAAGTGCGTTTAGTTGATTCACAAAATTTTAGACGAAGACAATGAGTAGAATATTAGATTTTTTTGGTTTTGGAAAAACTGTTAGTTCAGTTTCTGTAAATCCTCCTGCAATAAAAACACCACCACCATCTGCTGAATATGTAGGACGCATTTACTCAGTTCGTTTTGATGGTGAAAAAAACTTAGGTGAAGGTGGTCCAATACTTGACTATGGAATTGACCATTATAGATTAGCTGCTAGAAGTTGGCAAGCGTATTTAGATGACACCGTTGCACAAACGATAATTAATCGATTTACCATTTGGGTAATGGATAAAGGATTAAAACTACAATCTAATCCATTGAAAGTAGCATTAGAATCTGAGGGAATAACAATTGATTCTGAAAAATTCAATGAAATTACTGAGGCGCGTTTTACTGTTTGGGCAAAATCAATGCATTCAACATTGAGCAAAAATAGATCAATGAATAAACTTGCAATTCAAGCATTTAAACACGCTAAAATTGGTGGTGACTGTTTGGTTGTACTTCGATATGATAAAGGCGTTAAAGTTCAAATTATTGATACTGCTCACTTGAATAGTCCGATTGGTTATCAAGTTGAAGCAGGTAGAAGGGTTATTGATGGTGTAGAAATTGATGTTCTTACAGGTGAACACGTTGCATACCACGTAAGAAAAAAAGACCGTATATCCACACAACGTATTCCTGCATATTCTAGTACAGGATTTAAAACTGCATTTTTGGTTTATGGTTCTGAATATAGAATGGATAATCAAAGAGGTGTACCTGTAATTGCTACTTCACTTGAAAGAATAAAAAAATTAGACAGATATTCAGAGGCAACACTTGGAAGTGCTGAGGAACGTCAAAAAATTGCTTATTCTATTGAACACCAAATCGGAGGAACAGGAGAGAGTCCATTAACTCAAAGTTTGGCAAAGGCGTATGATTTGGAGTCGAACGATGGCAGTGAATTACCTGTTGATTACATTGGAAGACAATTAGCGAATGACGTTTCTGCATCGACAAATAAACAGGCGTTTAATATGCCTATTGGTGCATCAATGAAGTCATTAGAATCTAAGAATGAATTGTATTTTAAAGATTTCTGGGAATCAAATTCAAATATTATTTGTGCAGCAGTTGGAATTCCACCAAATGTAGCTTTCAGTTTGTACAATGATTCATTTTCGGCATCCAGAGCAGCAACAAAAGATTGGGAACATACAATTGAAGTTGAAAGAGATTCATTCATTGAACAATTCTATGCACCAATTTATCAGTTTTGGTTATTCTTTGAAGTGTTGAATGGTAAAATAAATGCACCTGGTTATTTGAATGCTTGGAAAGAGGAAAATTGGTTTTCATTGGAGGCATATTCAAATGCTAGATTTACAGGACCATTATTCCCACACATTGATCCATTGAAAGAAGTTAAAGCAGAACGTGAGAAACTTGGAACTTTGGCTGCACATATTCCATTAACAACAGTTGAGGCGGCAACAGAATTTTTAATGTCAGGCGACAGCGATTCAAACGCATATCAATTTGCTGAGGAATTGAAACAGGCTAAGGACTTAGGATTGGAAGCTGTTGAAAAAACACCTGTTGTAAACGTGAATGACGTTAATCAGTAATTATTCAGCGATGTAAATTTGAGTAGGTCGTTCATATTCTGAATGACCGCTCGCATCTGCTGAATAATCTAAAACCTTACAAATATTTGGTTTATTATTGGATTTACAAGCGTAATGAATTTGGCAACCTGCAACAATAACATGATTTTCCTCGCTTCCAATTTTAGCATACCAATTAGTAGATTTTGAATTGGTTTTTATTCCTAAGAATGAATCTTCAATTATTTCAACTTCACCCCATATAGAACGATATAATTTACCATCTGGAGCAATAAACCAATTATCTGTTGTTATTAAATATTTCCCTTTCATAATTAATCCTCCTTATAATTCCTTACATTCTCAGGTTTAGTATTTACATATTCTCTCAGTACAGGTTTTAGCGACTGAGAGAGTGTCAATCCTTGATATTTAGCAATATTCTCAAGTTGTTCCTTTAAGTCGTCTGGAACGTTTGTAATTCTAATTTCGTTGTATTTCTTTGCCATGAATCAAAATTAAATATTTTCCACGAATTAAGGAATAAAAAAAATGATTTTATTTTGACAGTCTATTTTTGTGTAATATGAATGAAATTCTAATTTACGGAGGTATTTACGAGTGGTCAGCATCTGAATTCATTAAGGCATTTGCCGAAATTGAAGGTGATTCTGTTGTTGTTCGTATGAATACAGATGGTGGCGACCCTTTAATGGGACACGGTATGGTTGCGCGTTTACAAGAATTTGAAGGAAATAAAACTGTAAAGGTTGATGGTAAAGCATATTCAACAGGTTTTTTCATGTGTTTGTATGCTGACAATGTAGAATGTTTAGATGTTTCACAATTCATGGTTCACCGTGCATCTTATGGTGAATGGTTTGAAAAATCTGAGTATTTCACACAGCCTTTGAGAGAGAATTTAGCTTCAATCAATGCTGACTTAGAAAAGGCTTTCAGAAATAAATTAGATGTTGCTGAATTTGAGAAAATCAAAGGCGTTAAGGTTAAAGATATTTTTTCAATGGATTCAAGAATTGATGTTTTCTTGACTGCCAAAGAAGCTAAACAAGTTGGATTGGTTTCTAAAATCAATACCATTACTCCGAAAAAAGCACAGGAATTGAAAGCTAGTTTTAGCAAATTAGCTGCTAGATATGATGTTGATTTTTCGAGTGTTGTTGAAACACCAAATGCAGGTGAAAACAGTAATTCAGGTGTTAATCCTAGCGCAAATAACAAAGTAAATAATAAAAACAAGTATATGACAATTGAGCAGTTCAAAGCTGAAAATCCTGAGTTGTTTGCTCAGATTCAGTCAACGGCAGTCGAAACTGAAAAAGACCGTGTGAATGCGTGGTTGAAATTCATTGAAGTAGATGCCAAAGCGGTAACAGAAGGAATCAAAGAAGGTAAAAATTTGTCTCAAGAGGCAATGGCTGATTTTTCCGTTAAAATGTTTGCCAAAAACACAACAGAAAAAGTAACAGCAGAAGGTAAAGAAACCGTTGTTGAAACTACTGTTGTTGACAATAAAGAGAGTAATCAACCAAATCCACTTGCTGACTTCGCTGCTGAAGTTCGTAAAAAAGCGGGTTTAAAATCATAAATCATGGGAGCAGATAACGTTTTACAGACAGGTAGTCAATTGATTACTAATTTCACTACTGAAAAAATCTTTCTTGGTGGAAATCAATATGAAACAGGAAACTTCGTAGCTGATGGCTATGACGATTGTTTACCTGGTTTAGTAGTTGGAAGAATCGGTTCAAGTGGAAACTTAGTGCCTTTAGAATCAACTGCAACAGATGGTAGCCAATACCCTGTTGGAATTTTAGTTAACCAAGTTGACGCTGGTGACGAACGCGAAGCAACTATTTGTGTAGGTGGTGAAGTTGACGAAAGCAAAGTATTGTTTATCAACGAATCTGATACCTTAAACACAGTTGTTGCAACTAGACGTTTGAGAGACCGTATCAAAGGTGACACATTGGGAATTCTCTTAGTACAAATGGACGAGTTGTCAAATTTCGACAATTATTAGTCAGTTTCCACAACAATAATTTTTTAAACAAATGAAAACAATTTTCACTTTATTAGCGGTTGCATTTTCCGCATTAGTATTCGGAGGTTCCGCGTACTTTATTCCAACTGCAATTGCATTCGTTGGATTGTCATTCTTACTTCCAAAGGGAGTAGTGGCAGAAACAATCGGTTTAACTCAAGCACGTGGAGTTTATACTGATACAATGGTTGCATTGTACAGAGAACGTGTATCTGTAATGTCGTTTTTTAGATCGTTTTTCCCACCAAAAACAGTTATGTCTAAACTTGTATCTATCGAAGTTCGTAGAGGTTCTGAGAAGATTGCAGTTGACGTAATTAGAGGAACATCTGGAAATGGTAACAAAGCAACTAAATCGACTGAAAAAGTTATGTTACCACCTGCTTACCACGAATTCTTTATTGCAAATCACTTAGACGTTTATGACCGTGCAATTGGTTCAACTGACCCTACTGCAATGGCTTCATTAGCGCAAGAATCTGCTGAAATGTTGCAAGACATTCAGGATAAAATTGACCGTGCAATTGAGAAAATGTGTGCAGACGTAATGACTGATGGTATTATCACATTGGTAAATGGTGATTCTATTGACTACAAGAGAAAAGCAGCTTCAAAAGTAGCATACAACTCTACTCACAATTGGGCTGACAATTCTGTAAGTCCTTACGTTACATTTGCAAATGCTGCTAAATTCTTACGTGAAGTAGGTAAATCACAAGGTTCAACTTACAATGTAATTTTAGGTGGCTCTGCAATGAGTGCATTATTAAACAATGAGAAATTCTTAACTAGACAAGATTTAGTTAATATGAGATTGGATAATATTTCAACTCCTGTTAAAAATTCAGTTGGTGCAACTTACCATGGTAGAATTACAGAAGGTTCTTACTCATTCGACTTGTGGACTTACCCAGAAGTATATGAAGATGCAAACGGTAATATGGTTCCGTACATGGATGCTAAAAAAGTAATCTTTACTGCTGAAATGCCGAAATTCCAATTAGCATTCGGATTAGTTGAGCAGTTGTTAGATGGACAAGTTCCACAAACAGGACCTTACTTAGTTTACGACACAATCGACACGGAAAAAACAAGTCATAAAGTTCACATGAAATCATGTCCACTTCCAATTCCTGTTGCTATTGACCAACTCTATACTATCCAAGTTCTCGCATCTTAGTTTCTTGAATGTAGAAAGTAAAAAGCCACTCTTAATAGGGTGGCTTTTTTTGTTGGGTGGGAAATTAAAATTATTACCCAATCTGTTTATTCTCACTCACCACCGATTGAAATAAAGCTGAATTTGTACCAACTTGTCCTGTTGCCTTAATGAAGTCAATTTCGACCTTTGCAGACTGAATTATCACATTTGCAAGATTTGCTATTG